TTCTATTATCATACGCAGCGCCAGGACTGCCACCAGCACCAACAGTAAAATTAAGTACATCTCCAGGTCGGCAATTAGCTTCTACCGCTACAACACCACCACCACCGCCACCAGAACCCCCTGAGTGATTAACGGATCCACATCCCGGCCCAAGACCTCCGGCGCCACCGCCACCACCGCCAGCAGCTATTATTCTTAACCTTGTAATAGTGTCAGGAACTGTAAATGAGCCGCTTGAAGTTTTTATATCTTGGCTAAACTCTACTGGATATACTAGCTTCCAAATACCGCTTTCCTGTACATATACCTCTCCAGCCGGTTTCCAAGTGCCGGAATCATTAACATATATAACTCTGACAGCTTTCCAAGTGCCGGAATCATTAACATAAGGTTGAGGTAGTGTATTAGTAGCCATTTACCATTTTCCTACTGGGCACTTAGTAGTGTTTACTTGTACTCGCATTTCCAAAATACAATTACATTGGCTGCAGCCGTCAAAATGCTCGTATATAGTAGTTTTATATTGACATCCTCGACAGACTGCCAACCTTTCCTGTTGTAAATTTGCATCACTTCTTAAATACTCAGAAGTTCTGTTGTAGGAATCTACAATCTCTTGTTCTAGTTGCTCTTTAGTTGGGAAATCAGACATTATGCAGAAACCTTATACCAAATATCGCCATCTGCCCCACCGGTTGGATCAGAAGTTGAGATTGTTCTTTCACCATTAGCATTAGTACCAAGGTCTGTAATAGTTAAACTGTTTATAGTGCCTCCAGTTATAGTTACAGAAGAAGAATTTTGTGTTGCTATTGAACCTAAACCAAGACTTGTTCTAGCAGTAGCCCCAGACTCAGCAACCCAAGCAGAGCCATTACCAACTACAAAGTTACCGTCTGTAACTGCCAACGCAGCTATCTGGTCTAAGTTAGCATCCCAAGCTTGAACGTCTGTGCCTATTGCTACCCCTAGATTAGTTCTTGCCCCTGAAGCTGTAGAAGCCCCAGTACCACCATCAGCAACCGCTAAATCCGTAGCTAGTGTTAAAGAAGATAAGTGTGTGATTGCATCAACGATATCCGTGCCATTATTAAATAACAACATGGTTTTACCCGCTGGTACAGACACACCAGTTTGCCCCGAAACTTTTACGGTACACGCGTCGGCTAGTCCGTTATTTACCACATACATTTTTTCTAGCTGCGGCACGTATAACACTCTCGTCCCACCAGATGTACCAGTAAGATTCAACCTCATATTTCTGGCAGTTTGAGTAGAGTTCGTATTGGTTAACGTTAGGGTTACATCTGCGCTAGAAAAAGTTACATCTGCAGATCCAGCTATCGCTTCTTGAATAGCGGTTCCTAAATTTGTATTAGTGACATCCCCCCAGTTGGACAGGTTTTCACCTGTACTCATTAACTGAATCTTTAGCGAACTATATGTACTAGCCATTTCTTGCTCCTATTAATTTTGTTGGCCCATTGTCTTAGCCCCCGCAGGTACTGAAGTGGCCCAAACTGATACCGATTGTATTGGCGCCCATGTAGCTCCGCAGTTAGTGCAAGTGCCAGTGATTTTTTCTTCTTCGCTAACAGGATCTGAACATTGGCTGCACAAAATTTCAATCTCATGCTTACAAACAGTTACGCCATTTATTTTTTCTGCTTCGTATAATGTTTTCATATTATTACCTTATTATGCGGCTATTTTCATCCAATTAGGAGACTGTACGTTATTAATACTAGACCAATTGGGGGACTGTGATGGACTTATATTTTCCCATACCAACGGTCTAGTCACACGCCCAAAACCAGTAACACCAAGCGCATTTACTACTACTTGACCTTTAGTATTTACAGTACCTATTGAACCAGTTGCTTCAACGCCAGTTGTAACTAAACGTATAGATGCTCTAGCTGTCGATTCCCCTAGTTGTCCTGTACCTACTACACCTGTTAAAGATACATTTACGCCACCCTTAACAGTAACATCATCAAGAATTGCACTAGCAGAAACACTGTTTACTTCAACTGTTTTAAGTAGATACGCTGTAGCATTACCTACACTATTTATAGCTTCAACGCCAGTAACAAATTCAATAGCACCTGAATTAGTATCTGCTTGCCCTAGTTCTGTAGCGCCAGAAACACCTTCTATATTTATATTTACTGCTGCTCTAGCTATTACATTATCTAGGGATACATCGGCGTACACACCGGTAACAGCTTGTACTTTTCCGCGACGTACTTCAACACTATTAAGTTCAGCTGTAGCCTCTACACCCGTAATGCTTATATTTGCATTACTACTGGTATTTACTGTTCCAACTTCACCGTATCCTACGTTTGGATACGCATACTGACCTAAAACAGCCTGTATATACCCTAAACTACCCGTAGCGCTAGTTCCTGTTGTAGTTAAATTAGCTACACCAGAAATACTAAGCGTTCCTATTTCTATATCAGCTTGTACCCCAGCTGGCTGTATACCTGCAGCAGAGGTTATACCTACGCTATCTAAACTACCTGTAGCTTCTACACCAGTTACAGTAGCCGAAACAGATATAACACCAGAACTACTACCTACATCTCCTACTGCTTCAATACCTGTTACGCTTATATTAGCAGCAGATTGTGTACTTACTGGCGCTGCGTAACCAAGACCCGTAACACTAGAAACATATGCTTTCTTAACTATTTTAGCTTCAGCTGTTCCTAAGAACGTATTAGCTTCAACTCCGGTTAAAACAACAGAAGCGTTATTTCTAGTACTTGTACTACCTACATCACCTGTTCCCTCAATGCCAGTAGGCGACGCGGATGCATCAATTTGGCCATAACCCCAATCGGCTATGCCATATCTACCCTCACCCCAGTCGCCATTGGCCGCCATAACTTATTAAGCAATGCGAATAATCGCGTTGTTCTTGTCAGCTGTTGGGAAGATAATAGTAAAGTCACCATCTGTAGATGTTTTATCAGCGCCAAAATCTAACACGCATACCGCTGCATTAGTTAGTGTAGTATTAGCTGTACCATTAGCTGATGGTGTGTTGTTGTAGATAAGAGCACCACGTGCGGTTACTGATACATTTGAAAATGTAAGGTCTGCAAAATCAGTAAATCCAACACCTGTACCAGCATTGGTATTACTTGCGGTAACGCCATTGTTTGTTAATGCCTCTCCACCAGCCGTATAGTTTGTACCTGATGACTCGTCAGTAGCGCTATAAGCTGTGGTGTTTGCATCAATAGATGCAGATGATGTGTAAAGGGCTAGTTTAAAAGTGTCCCCACTCGCATCACGAAAATCGTGAACAGCCAGCATAAGCTCAGCTTTGAATGAAGTACACATTGCTTGTGTAATTGCCATGATTGGCTCCTTATGAATCTAAGATTGATATAAATTCTGGATAACCAGCTTTTTTGAACTTGTTAACCAGCGTTACATTGTGAGACCTTACAGCCTCTTTCATATAGAAAATTAAAACTTTTCTAATATTTTCTCTGTATGCTTGAGCTTGTTCTCTTATTGCTGGGTGTGTTTGATCCCCTATTGCAATAATTTTGTCTAAGGCTCTTTCTGCAATTTCTTCTGGAGTAAACCCTCTATTTTGGGTTGTGGCTACTTTAATACCTCCGCCTAATAAAAAAGCAACTTCGTCCATCATTTAACTGGATACCTCATCTGTTGGGTTCTATACATATCTTGTCTATTTTTAGCTTCACCAAGTTCTTTCAATACCGCCATTGCTGCTTGATATTTTGTTGTATAGTCTTGTATGACATCTGCTTCTGACTTCATAAAAGTAGCAGCTTCAAGTAATGATCCGTACAAAAGAACAGAGTCAAAATTATCCCCTAACCAAGAAGTACCTGCTGTTACAATACTTTCTGGGTAATAGAAGTAATGAAGTTCCGCGTTGTAACTAGAATCAGGTGTAGGACCAACTATAAAAGCAGTATCATCAAAAATAGCATAGTATTCTGGTAGTCCTGTTGATGATACGTTTGGAAAAGATTCTCTAATAAAATTTACATCTTTATTTAAAAGATAATGTTGATCTCCATCACCATCTACTACAGCTAAAGAAAATGTAGACAGCCAATCTGATGGAACCGCTAAGAATCTATTTCCAGAAGTAAAATAACCACTTACGTTTTTTCTAAATGCTGGCATTTGAACAGTGTTATATATTCCCTGTTCAGCCTGTTGTATAAACGTATCTATCTGCTCTTTGCTAGTAAACGTCGTAGCGGAAGCAGAAGTATTATTTACCGATGTGTTAGGAAACGTATTCTCAGCGTAACCTTGAATCGTCTCAAATAAAGTAGTGTAGTTCATTAGGCTGTTCTTTTACTAAATCCAGTTCCTTTAGTAGCTGCACCTGCGCCCTTCATCTTCTGAGTCTGAGTATTAGCTACATTGTTTGGGTAGCCTGCTGTATTTGGTACAGGTACCTCTTTTGGTTGCGTATATTTATTAGTGTCTTTCATGACAACTCCTTAACTGGTTGTTACTGTTACGGTACCTATTGCGCCAGTACCCTCTAAATTAT